ACCGACGACGGCGATGCGCTTCGGCTGGCGGTGACGTTGGGTATCAGCGTGTCCTACGACAGACTCGATCAAGGCGTTGAAGAACGCCGGGTGTTCGCTGTATGGGGTCGCGGGGTAGAACTTGAGCATCTTGGTAATGACCCCTTTGCAGCAACCCGTCGCACCATCGTCAGGGCTGCGGCTGAGATTGGGAGAAAGCAATGACTGACCTGAGAACCGCCGCCCAGCAAGCGCTGGAGGCGTTGGAGGCAATGCAGTCGTACGCCGCCGCCGAGCGCAAAGGGCTGCGTATTTGCGATGAGTCCATCACCGCCCTCCGCGCCGCGCTGGCAGAGGATGCCATGCAGAAGTTCACCGATGTCAATCAGGAACTTGAGGCCGCGCTGGCAGAGCCCGACACCTGCACATGGCAGCAAGACGGCGACAGCGACTCAGGTGTCTACGGCACTTCATGTAGGCGCTACTTCAACTTTGAAGACGGCACACCGGAAGACAACAAGTTCGCGTGGTGCTGCTTCTGCGGAAAGAAGCTGGCACAGGAACTGATTACGGAGGACGAAGATGAATGATCTACGAACCGCCGCCCAGCAGGCGCTGGAGGCGCTGGAAGTTGCAACAAACTGCCTTGACGGGTACTACATCCCGCGAGGGAAGACAACTTTGCCTGAAATTGAGGACGCCATCGAAGCCCTCCGCGCCGCGCTGGCAGATGGTGACAAGTTGTCACCGGGTGAGCCGGTCACCCGCCTATTCGGGACGCTTCCTGTGTATGACACCCCGCCCCAGCGCAAGCCGCTGACGCAAGAAGAAGCCATCGCACTGTGGGCAGACAGGTCGGATGGCCCCCGCAAAGGTGAGATCGTGGGCTATTGCCGCGCCATCGAGCGGGCGCACAACATCAAGGAATGAACATGAGCCGCGAAGTTTGTGGCGTCTGCTGGTGCCCGTACGATGAAAACACCGGAGAGTGCGCGTGTGCGCCAGCACAACCGAGAAATTCAATGAGCAGAGAAGACATCATCCGCATGGCGCGAGAGGCTGAGTGCGAGGAGACTTGGGGCGCAGATGCATTCAGGTTTGGCGAATTAGAACTTGAACGCTTCTTCAAACTGGCTTACGACGCAGGCCGCAAGACCGCGCAGGAACGCTGCGCTCAGATCGCAGACGCACACGCCAGCATCGAAGGCATAGCGCAGAAGATCGCAGCAGAGATCAGGGGGCAGGGATGAGATACGAACAAGCAAAACCCCTACTTGACCGCTTGTGCGAACTGGCGATCCTGTTCCACGCATCGTCGGAACTCAGGACGAAACTCTTTGAAGCATTGAATGCGCACATCCCGCATATGGATCAAGGCTGTCTTGAGCGTGGGTGCGCTTGTGATGACGACTGGAAGAAGAATGAATAAAGGGGAAAGAAATGACCAGAAACGACATCATCCGCATGGCGCGGGATGCAGGATTTATTGATGCTGATCAAGACAGCGTATGGATAACCGATGGCTTTTGGACCCGAGAACTTGAACGCTTCGCCCACCTCATTTACGAAGCAACATTCCGTGACGCAAACATCGCCGCTTCAAGGACGATCTTGGATGCGGCAGTTCTGGAAGAACGAGAAGCGTGTGCTCAAATTGCCGACGCCCACGCCAGCATCGAAGGCATAGCGCAGCGCATCGCGGCAGAGATTCGGGGGAGGCAGAGGTGACGATCCTCGTCTTTAATTGAGCGGTCGATAGCGCCGCCCCCACCCAACCTCCAACAACCCGCGCAAGGAGTAACCCATGAGATACGAAGCACAAGACTTCACCCGCTGCAACGGGAACCCGTGTTTCAACTACTGCAACCAGTGCAAACGCAACCTCAAGAACAGCCCGGTCCACCCGGAGGCAATGCAAGTTTGGTTTGTAGGGCCGTGGGTAATTGAGGATGAGAAGTGTCCAAGTTTCAAGGAGCTAAAGGAGGAATGAAATGTCCAGAATGCAATGCGTGGACATCAGTCCTGTACACCAAACCAATGGCTGGCTCCCGCCGCCGTCGATACCTATGTGCAAACAATCACAGGTTTTGGACAGAAGAGAAAATCGTCCCTGGCCCTTCCTCTACAGCTACCAAAAAGACGGCAGCGTTACAGTCAATAGAGGCACAAAGAAAACGAATTACGAAGCTGCCGACGAAGTCGGCGTAGCACTTTTTTAGCGGGCGTTGCACAACTGCAAGGGCGGTTCTAGCCTCACAGATGTGAATCCGTTGCTTGCGCACCATACGGTGCCCGCTGGAAGTTCGATGTCGTATGGTGCCCTCCCCAACCCAGACCGAGGGGGCTGGGAATCTGTGTCTCCCCCTCACTAATTCAAAGGAGTCTTATGCCTGAAGCAAACGAAATACAAGTGGGCGGCGCTCACTACAAGCAACACACCTACGAAACCTGGGACGTCATCCTTGACTGGGGCCTTGGGTATCTCGATGGCAACGCCGTCAAGTACCTGAGCCGCTGGCGACACAAAGGCGGCGTGCAAGACCTGAAGAAGGCAGCGCACTACATCCAGAAGTTAATAGAAGTCGAGGAGTTCAACGATGGCACGCACTCCTGAGAATGCTGTTAAGGCAAAATGCACGGAAGTGCTTAAGAAGTACCGCGCTTACTACTTCTTCCCTGCACAGAACGGCTATGGCCGTGCAGGTATCCCTGACATCATCGTGTGCTATCGAGGCATGTTCCTGGGTATAGAATGCAAGGCCGGGTTTAACAAACCTACGGCGCTGCAAGAGCGGGAGATGGCAGACATTCACAAAGCCGGAGGCTCGGCGATGGTGGTGCGAGAGGATACAATCGAGCTTCTTGAAGAGAGTGGTTCAAAGAAAGGCAATCATGGACGCAATGACCGACAAGGAAAGTCTCCACCAGCGCGTACGCATGGTGGCGATGATGGAGGAGATCGCTGCTCTTCCCAAAGACGAAGCAGACCAGTTCGTGCGGGCCATCCTCATGGTGGGCTCGTGCTTCCTGCACAAGAAAAACCACGGCGTGTTCCTCCTTGTTGAGAACGAAGACACGCTCAAGGTCATGGGCGTCAACGCGTCGCTGTACGAGACTGGGCACATCGTCGGCAGTGCCGCAGAGATGTTCATCAGCAACGCAGTGGCAAACGAACTACACCGCAAAGGAGAAACACATTGAGCCAGCCATTCGACCGCATCATTGCACTGGACTATGAGACGGCATGGTCTAAATCCGAGTACACGCTCAGCAAGATGACCACTGAAGAGTACGTTCGTGACGCACGTTTCAAAGCATGGGGTTTGTGTTGGAAGGAGGTAGACCTTGACGAGGCTGCCTGGGCTCCAGGCCGCACGGTTGAGTACAAATCTGTGTGGGTGCGCAGTGACCGCATAAGGCGCTGGGCAGCGTCCATCGACTGGTCTCGCACCGCTGTGCTGGCACACAACGCGCAGTTCGATGTGACCATCCTGTCCTGGGTCTACGGCATCAAGCCAGCGTTCATCTTCGACACCCTGTCTATGGCCCGCGCCCTGCGCGGCGTGGAGGTGGGCAACTCACTGGCAACGCTAGCCGAAGCGTTTGAGCTACCGCCCAAGGGCAAGGCGGTGCACTCCACCGATGGCATGCTGGAGAGCATCCCGTTCCACGTCGAGCAAGAGTTGGCGGACTACTGCCGCCATGACACGTGGCTGTGTGAGCAGATCTTCAAGCGCTTCCTCCCAGGCTATCCCGCCAAGGAGTTGAAGCTCATCGACATGACGCTCAAGATGTACACCAACCCGCTACTGGAGTTGGATCAGGAGATGCTGATAAATGCTATCGATGAGGAACACGCCGCACGCACCGCTTTGCTTACACAGCTTGGCGTCGATGAAACGGATCTGGCATCGAATGATAAGTTCGCGGCTTTGCTCCAGTCTTTGGGCCAAGAACCCCCGACGAAAATCAGCAAGACAACCGGACAGCCTACGCTTGCTCTGGCTAAGAATGATGCGCTGTTCCAAGCACTCATTAACAGTGAGAATGAAAACGTCGCGCTCCTATGCGAAGCGCGACTTAAAGTTAAGTCAACGTCAGAGCGCACGCGTGCACAACGCTTCCTTGATATAGCCAAACGAGGGCCTCTCCCGGTTCCCTTGTCATATTACGGTGCAGCCACAGGTCGGTGGACTGCGGCCAAGGGCAGCGCGATCAACATGCAAAACCTCAAGCGTGGGAGCTTCCTGCGCAAGGCCATTATGGCCCCTGAGGGATATGTCATCGCGGTGGGCGACCTCTCGCAGATCGAGCCTCGGGTGCTGGCATGGCTGGCTGACTACGACAGCCTGCTGGACATCTTCCGCTCCGGTGGTGATCCCTACGCGCAGTTCGGTGCGCAGATGTTCAACATCCCAGGGATGACCAAGGACTCCAACCCAGTGGAGCGCCAAAGCGCCAAGAGCGCACTGCTGGGCGCAGGGTATCAGTTGGGCTGGGCATCGTTCGCTGCGCAGCTTCTGACCGGGTTCCTCGGTGCTGCACCCAAGCGCTATACCAAGGAGGAGGCCAAGCAGTTGGGCGTGACCGGCGCTGAAGTCCAGAAGTTCCTGTCCTGGGACGAGAACCTCAAGAAGATGGCCGAGATCCCTCACACCTGCACCGAGCTTGAGTTGGGCATCCACTGCCTCGCAGCCAAGGCCATCATCGACAAGTACCGCACGGCGTCCGCCCCTGTGGTGGCGTTCTGGGAACTCATGGGCCAGCTTATCGAGCACAGCCTGTACAAGGGCAAGGAGTACACGCACAAGTGCCTGACCTTCCGCAAGGGCGAGATCATCTTGCCAAGCGGCATGAGTGTGAGGTATCCTGACCTCCGCCCGGATCAGGATGAGAAGGGCCGAGTCCAGTGGTCGTACGCTGACGGCAAAGACGGCAAGCGCACGAAGCTCTACGCGGGCAAGGTCACCAACAACGTGGTCCAAGGCACGGCGCGATGCGTCATGACGGACGGGATGCTGCGAATAGGAAAGCGGTATCCGGTCTGTGGAACCGTGCACGACGAGGCGCTATGCGTAGCGCC